CAATACAAAGCTAATCGAGGGACGATGATTCACTACCGTCTCCTCAACGAATTTTCGGAGGACGACATTCACGGAACGAACGAGGAAAACTCTACCGAGGAACTGAAACTCGAAGGAAACTGGAAGCGTTACCAAAGTGACCTTGCATTCGCCCAAGACGCATGGGAAGAAATCAAGCAAACACAGGGAATCAATGAGGACACCGTTCTCGACGTAGAGTGCTTCGTCACGAACATCGCCGTAGGCTACGCAGGTCAGTTCGACTTGCTCTACATCGATGACGACAGTAACATTGTCCTCGCTGACCTCAAGACAGGCAAGGGTGTGTACCCCAAGTACAAGAAACAGCTTGTCGCATACGAGAATGCACTCAACCTCGACGTAGACCGCGTTGAGGTCATTCGTATCTATCCTGACGGTGAGGAGTGGGAGGTATCTGGCTCAGACAAGTGGCCCGAGACGAGAGAGGAGCTATGGGCCGAGTTCCGCGAACTCCGTGACGGAATGGGTGACGTTGAGGAACGGATGCAGTCAATCATAATCATGGGTCGCCTGTCGGAAGACCTCCGCGACATGGGTTTCATGCCGACAGGCGAGGAGTCTCCCGTAGACGAGAGCGGAACACTCTGGTCTAAAGGACACGAAATCGTCTGTGACGAAACTGGTGTCGTAATCGACGGAAAGCATCATGGCTCTCCAGATACGGATGGCCGTGAAACAAATAACGGCGAAGTCGTATATCGGTACAGAAACAGCAATCGCGTAAAACTAATCGGCGGATATGTGCGACCGTACTTCGTAAACGAAGAAGATGAAAGAGATTAAATGTGATAATTGTGGTGAAGTAACTGAAAAGTATCCATCACAAATATCAGAAAATAATTTCTGTTCACAAGAATGTCATCAGGAATGGAGTGTTGGAAAAAATAATCCATCTTGGTCTGGAGGAAGGATGAAATCTAAGTGCATAGTATGTGAAACATCTTTTAAATACTATGAATCTCAAAGGAGCGGTGACTATTGCTCTCCAGAATGCAAATCAAAAAATGAAAGGAGAGAAAGTTACCAGAAAACGAGATACTTCTACAATAGAACAAAATGGATGAATCGTAGAGAAGAAATAAAAAGTAGGGACAATAATATGTGCCAATGGTGTGATGAAGATGGTACTAACATGGCACTTCAAGTACACCACTTGCATCCCATAGAACTCGGTGGTGCTAAGTATGATTCATCCAACTTAGTTACACTTTGTAACAGATGTCATAGATTAGCACACAACGCTATTAAGCGCCTTTAAACTTGTCCCAGTAGTCTTCGTTCGACGTAATTACTTCGTGGACTCCCACGGTGTCGAGGTCGGCGCTCTCGACATTAGCGAACTCATCTTCTCGTAGGTCGCGCAAGAGAGCAACTTCATCACCGGGAGAGGCATTGCTCCCGATTACGTCACACTCGTACTCTCGTGGGTTCCCGAACGAGACGTTGCCACCCCGCGTGACACGAGCGTCGAAGGGCGCGTTCTCCGCGAGAATTTCGAGACTCTTATCAATATCCCACGGCTTCTCCAATCGCATCGTCTGCATCTCGTAGTAGGAGAACTTCACCGAGAGGTACGGGAATGTGTGAATCTCGTTCATGTTCATCGCCCAATCGTACACGTCCTCAAGGTCTTCCCTTTGTACGACCATGCGCTTCTGGTTTGAGGTCTTGATTTCGACTGCACGCAGGCTTCCCTTGTATGGGATAAGCAAGTCAGGCGCAGGTACGCCACTGTTCCCACTCCATCCGGCTCGTAGCGGGATGACGCTCCCGCCAGTCGTGTCATACACGCCTCGTGCAAGGTCGTGTTCCTTCTTGAGTCCTGCTTTTTGTCGGCTCATAGCTCAGTCCTCGCTACTGCGCGAAGTTCCGGGTTGGCGACAGACGTGTTTGCGTCGTCAGGAACAAGCTCGACCTCAGTGAACTCGTATGTCGTGTCGCCGTCAATTATTTGTACGGTCGGGTCAGGATTCGTAATCGGAAGTTCGAGACTCCAATTGAATCCAACCGGACCAGCCACGTCCGACTGGAGGTATATGAACTCCTCGAACTCATACGATACATCTTCCTCAGATGCGTTGAAAGAACTAACCATTATTCGTACCTCGTGTGTCGTTTATCTATGTCTTCTGTCATTGGTTTACTAAATGAATATTCTCCTGTCATCTGTGAGCCGACCCGAAGGGACAGGACGTAATCGTCGTCAGGATAGTCTCCGACCTGTCGAATGCCGTCTGCTGACAGGTAGTAGAAGTTATCCTCCAAGTGCGCTTCGATGGTGTGTGGCAATTCGTCAGTGTTCACGCGATACGGCGAGCCGGGTCCTTGAACACAGTGAACGAGATTCACTACGTCAAAGAGTCGCTCCCGGTTGTAGCCGCCACGAACCTCGTGGAAGTGTGCGACCTCATCTCCAAGCAGGACCGGGAACGTCTCCATCTCCCGAGCCTCTGCTCGCATGTTGCTCACAAGTGCCGAGTCATCATCGTACTCGAATCCGTCCATCAGACCTCTCGGTGCGTGTAGTGATGCTCGATTGCATCCAACGGGAACTCTACGATGACGTACTCGTCACCCTGCATTCCCTCGACACGGACAGTTCCGCTATCCAGTTCGTAGCTCTCAGTTCCGTGGACTTGATACTCACGGTCACTGTCGAGAACGAAAAATACTTCTCCAAAGCGGTCTACTGCATCGACAAACTGTTGCTCACTGTATGCCATTACCCGTATTTACGCACTGCGCTTACTTAAAGCTTTCGCCTCGTGGTCAACTGCCGCACGGACAGCTCGTTGGCCGACAGACGCATATCGCCATACAGTTCTCCGACAGTCGCCTCAGATTTCGTCACGAACGCATCCTCCATCGTGTAGAGCAAGTCGTCAACAGAGATGTGAACGTAGTCGTAGTGGCTCCCTGAGTTCATCACGTTCGTCGTGACGAGTTGTGCGCTCACCGGCTGTGAGTTGACCTCGTATTCGAGCAGGGGTCGCGGCACTCCGTCGAGGACGACCACCTCACATGAACTGGGCGAGTCCACTCTGTTTCCCCTCTGTGATTAGGTCGTCGAAGCTCCAGCCCATGACGGTGGCAATCGGCTCAATCGGGTCACGAAGCGTCTTGGTCGCCATCTTATCGTAGTCGATGATAACACCATCCGGCATGTTGCGAGCGTCTTCCACGGCCACTGCGTCAACGACACGCCCTCCTTCGACCATCTCTGGCTCATCGTCGTCAGCCTTGAGCTTGTTGTCGTACTCGTATGTCTCCGGCAGACCCGAGGCGATGGACACGCCATCGCAGTAGAACATGAGTGGCTTCCCCGACTCCATGTCCTCGCCGTCGATGAACGCATTAGCGTATCGAGCGCCCCGAACGTGAGGCTGTGGCGTGTAGTAGTTGTACGACCCGTCGTCCTGCTCGGAGTAGCCGTAGGTCCACATGTCGCTGGAGATGGCAGACGGCTTGCCGAGGTCTTCAAGCTCGATGTCACCATCCATTACGTCGTTCCAGTGGCCACGGAGATACTCTCGAACGAGTTCCTTCGGCGTCTCCTCCTGCAAGATGAGGCGAAGGACTTCCTTCTGGACTTCTGCCGTGATAGCCGCAGAGTCGGAGCGAACGAGTTCGAAGCCCTTGTACTCTACCTCATCCTCAAGGTCGCCCTCGTCCCATCGAATCCACTGCGCGTACCGCTTCTTCTTGTCCATGAACAGCGCGGCCTCGGCATAGGACTCAATCTCGACAGCCATGTTCCCATCCTCGATACCGAATCGCTCGTACATGAAGTCGTCGTAGGTCGAGTCAGTGTACTCCGCCGCCTCGAACGCCATCGCCAACGTTTCCGCCATGGCGGTGTCCTCATGTCCCTGAAGCTCAGGGTGCGCCTCGAAGAACTCCTGACGCTCCTCGTCAGACATCGTGGACAGGTCCCACGAGCCATCGGCCTGCGGCATTTCGAGGACACAGGAGTCCGTGTCTCCGGCGATAATCTTCGACTCGTCGTAGCCCATCTTCTGCACGTAATCCTCGAACGTGTCGGCGGTATGCTTGATAACGTCACGACCAGCGAGCGTGATTGCCTCAGCAATCCGCCAGTCGAACAAGCGGAACCCGACGCCGTATGACACACTGTCACCCATCACGCCGTAGACGCTGTTGGTGATTCGCTTCACTGCACCGTATGCCTCGTCAGCATACTCGTCCTTCTTGTACTCGTACTTCATGTCGATGAGGTCACTGATAACGTCACGAACGAACGACTGCTGGACCTCTGGCTTGAGGACGTACAGTTCGGTGCGCTCAGGCTCATCGGCAGACCGCTTGACGTTCTCGTCACGAGTATCCACGTAGATGGTGTGACACTGATGCTCCTCGTACTCCGAGGCTTCGAGGTCCTCCTTAAACCCGATGATAGTCTCGGGACTCGCGTTCATGTCCTTGAACAAGTTCGGGTAGAGGCTCGACAGGTCGGGGTACACGACGTTCCGGTGTTTCCCCGCTACGGGAGGAAACACGTATGCTCCCCAGTAGTGCTGGACATCGGGTCGAACCGATGTCGGCAGGGCATAGTCCTTCTCCTTCGCCTGCCGCAAGAACAGCAGGTCGATGATGCCAATGTTCGAGTCCGCGATTTCGGAGTACGTGCCACCCGTAATCGACCGAATGTGGTCGTACATGTCGAGAACGTTCTTCACGTTCTCAATCTTCACGACGGCCTCGGTGTCACGAATGTTGTACTGCATGAAGTCAACAGGCTCGTTGAGCCAGCCCTCGTCCAAGTCAGCCACGTCTTCCTTCCCGTAGCCAAGCTCGTCCTGTGCGATGTACCCGAGACTGTAGCTACGCTTCTCGTGAATCTGCGTCTTCTTGTACGCTTGAAGCATGTCGAACATCTCGCGTCCTCCGATGACGGGCGAGCCACGCTCTGTCACGAACGAGCTACCGTTCTCATACGAGAGGTCACGATACGTCCACTCGCTGATTTGCTCACAGCGATTAATCCAGTACGGATAGTCGAAGCCGGAGCCAATCTCATTGCGCGACGAGTTCCACCCTGTGAGCAGGTCAGGGTCCTTCTCAATCATCCAGTTGTTGAAATCCCCGAGCATCTGTGCCTCGTCGTGGTAGACTTCGACCTCACAGTCGTCCACAGTGTCCGGCAATTTCCACGTCGTGTCGCTCCAGTCGAACGAGTCATATGGCGTGCCGCCGACGATGTTCGCACTGTCTGGATGCAGGATGGCCGCCTTGTACTCGTCGTCGTAGGAGTCGTGTGCAGTCACCGCAGTAATCGGCTTGATGGCATTCTGCGTGTCAGGGAACTCGCCGCCCGACCAGACCTCAATGTCAATCGTGACCACACGAGGGTCTACGTCAGGAGCCTCACACGGTTGGATGTCATCGACGTGAACACGGTCCTCACCTGCCGGAATACTGAACCCGGACTTGATGCCAGACTCGATGAGGAAGCGGTTAGCGAAGAACACGTCAGCCTCCCACGTCTGCTCGAAGATGCCCATGTCACGCAGGTCAGAGACGTGACTCGGAACAACTGTCTCGACCTTCACGAGCTTCGTGCCTTCGAGTGTCGTCCGAGGCGCGAGGTCCGTCTCAGTCAACGCGGCATTCTCGATGTTCTCGGCACTCGTGACGAACTCCCGTGCCGTGATAGAGCGCACCATCGACTCGGTAAAGAGGTCACTCTCGTTCTCTTGGTACTCATCCTCCGTGATGTAGAAGAACGGGTAGAACCCCTCTACCTCAATCATGCGGCGATTGCCGTCCTCGTCTCGGGCGAACAGCTCTACGATAGGTTCGGAGAGAAAGTGTCCCTCACTCTCGACGGAGTATTCGAGAGTGGTCAACTTGAGCCGTTCGCGCTGAGTAAGTTCTGTCAGACTCATACCGTAATAGACGGCATCCGACTACAAAAAGGTTCCGACTACTTTTCGCGCTTCTCGATTTCCGTGTGTTCAGTTCGCATACTATGCCCGAACAGATAGCCGAGCGCCTTCTCCTCGTTGTCGAACTCCTGCTCGTCGCCGCACTCCTCGCACTCGATGACATACGTCATCGAAGAACCGCCGCCGTCAGGCATCGCGGTCAAGGAAGTTGAACGAGTCGGTACTCTCCACGAACGAGAGGAGGACTTTCAGCGCCTTGTCTCGACCGTCGAAGTTGCCACGAGAGTGATAGAGAAGCCATGGGCTAAGATTGTCGCGCCAGCCATCGTACCAGATGACGACCGGCACGTCATGCTCGAAGGCGTGCTTCATCTCCATAGCCGTTCCGACAAGGAACGCATCATCATCCCATCGCACGAGCAGTCCATCGGCGTCTTCCACTGCGTCGAGCGCAGGTTCCACGACCTCGTTCGGACGCTCGTACACTTCCTCGTCCCCAAGCTCGAAGTCGTTGAGCGTATAGGGATTCACGAACTCTTGGTCGGGCCATTCTTCCTGTAGGTCATCGTGCCACTGGAATGGGTCGTCCCAGTCCGAGACAGCACCAGTTAAATAAATTGTTGCCATGTTATTCCTCTACTTCGGTATTCACGTCGAGGACAGCAATCGTGTCAGCGTCACCGAACAACCGTTGTGCGATGACAGCTTCGACACTTGCCTCCATCTCATCCGCGACTTCTGACAGGTCGTCAGCGCCGCGTGATTCGAGGACTTCTTCGCGTTCCTCGTCTGAGACTTCGTTCTCTACGATTGCTGTCACTGAGGTCACTACCTTGCTCATACACGTAGTACGCACTACAGGGTTAAAAAGATTGTGGTAGCAAATAATCGTCAGACCACACTATGGACGGGTGGTCTATCTCAGAATCTTTGTACCTCAACCGCATCCTACTTTTCCGAGCATCAGAAATATCTATCCAATAACACTCGTCAAGGTCTGAACAGTATGCGGCAAATCCATCAATCTCATTTTCGGAATAGCTCTGACTTTCATTAGTATTCCGTTGCGATATTCTATCCGTGTTAAATTTTACTTTACCATCATCGGTCCAAGCAGATTTAACTTGCACTCTTAGAACATTATCGCCCAAATCAACCATAATA